GACTAGATGGTAAAGAATATAAAATGACTATGATATGTAAAACCTATAATGAGGAAAGTAAATCTAGTTATCATAAAAGGGCTAGAATCTTATTAAAGGATGTATATCCATTTGATACTATTAGAGAAGAGATTTTATTACCGGGCACGAAAACAACATTTAATAAGTTAGATCTATTTGCTGATTTTTTTATTCCTTCTCGTCGAATGATTATTGAGGTAAATGGCAGTCAACATTCCACATATAATAGATTTTTCCATCGCAATAAATTAAATTTTCTTAAAGCAAAGCATAGAGATGCTGTTAAGAAGCAGTGGTGCGATCTAAATAAAATAGAATTAATTGAATTTAATTATAATGAGTCAATTGATGAATGGAGAACAAAACTTGGAAATTGATGATTTTTTTGCACTTATTGATAAATGGTGTGAGAATAATTTACTGAATATAAATCCCAACATAGATCAGGATATATTGAATGAAATATTTAATATTGACGATATATCAAATTTACCAATTGATGAGTTAAATAATATTATATTTCGTTTAACTAAATTCTTGTATCATATTCAGGGTGTCTATAATAGAGAAAGGGCTATTTCTAATTATGCATCATTATCAATATATGAAATCATATGTGATATTGACTTATCAGACAATGATAAATATTTAAAAGCAGAAGAAAAATATGCAAAAAAAATAAACATGTCTGAATTTACTAAAAAGTTATATAAATTATATGTAAATGCTAATAGTAAGGTTATTCTATTAGAATCTAGAATAAATACTATTGAGAAAATGATTGAGACTATTTCAAATATTAATAGAAGGAAGGTTTTTAAAAATGACAATTAACTTAGTTGAACTATTAGATTTGGCAGTTAAAACAAATAACGAAGAATTGGCCACTTGGATTAAAAATCAGTTGGCATCTAATCAACCAACTATTACAAAGAAAAGGGCTGGTCGGCCTCCAAAGAAAGTTGCGGACGTTCAGCAGGTTAAACCAAATAAACTCAAGACTGTCAAGAAATCCGTATCTAAAGCAAGTGACCAGACTAATACAGCTACTCAAAAAGTATCTAGAATTATTGATTTAGAACAATTTAAGACAAATACAGTATCGAAAAAAAGGTCTACTCCAATTAGGGGAACAGGACAAAATTTATGGCAGGATGATGGAATAGCAGAAAAGAATGAACTAAATGTTACACCAAATATTCCCCCGGTAAAAAGAGAACGGGAAAAATATAGTTTAAAAAGAATCGAATGTACTTCATGTAAAAATCAAATTAGTGTAAAACCAATACATGTAAGGGAAAATTTTATTTGTGATGAGTGTATTATTAAAAAGGGTCGAGTTCGTGAATAGTTCAGAAAGAGTTTATAATAGAATTTATAATTTACAAGAATCAATTTTTCAGCTTAATATTAGGCAAGAAACCGAATTATCGGAAAGCGAAATATGCAAAATAGAAAAGCGTAAAAAGAAATTACAGAAAGAAATAGATAAGCTATACAAAAAACTCAATAATACAGAATCATAATGCACGCATTAGATTGGATTGGATATATAATTGAATGGATAGGTAATTTTATCCCCAGAATAGCACATATAAAGAAAACACATAAGGGTGTAATGTACACTCGATCTGGTGCTAAAATTGTTGATGCTGGAATGCATGTTTATTTGCCCTTATGGACATCATTAGAATTATATCCAATAAAAAGGCAAACATTAAATATACCGCCGCAAACACTAACTACTAAAAATGGTGAAACTTTATTAGTAGCTGTTGCCGTAATATATTATATTAATGATGTATATAGGGCATTAGTTGGTACATACGAATTGCAAGATACAATCAGTGATATTTGTCAGCAATCAGTTAAATATTGTATATTGCAACATTCTTTTGATGAAATTATTCAAAATCAAGAAGAAATTGATGAAGAAATATGTGCGGATATATTATCATCCGTAATAGACTATGGCGTTGGAATTGAAAATGCATTTATTACAGATATAGCCAAAGTCAAAGTATTAAAAATTGTATCTTCTAACAACAATATTATAAATTAAGATAAATAATGAAAGATTTAGCTATAGAAAGGGCCATGCTGGCCTCATTGTGTCAATATGGACATGATGTTTTATTAGATTGTAGTTTTTTAACATCTGATCATTTTAATGAAAATAATCAAATATTATTTCATTGTATTAAATCCTGCCTAGATAGTGGTATGAATGTAGATATTACATCTATACTATCAAAAGCACAGGATCTAGGATATGATAAAATAATATGCACAGAGGATGAAGTATCATATATAAGATCATTATTTAATTTGCCAGTTGTTAAGAAAAACATTCCATATTATTATGAAAAGCTAATTAAGATAGATATTGCTCAAAAATTAAGGCAAAAATTAAAAAGGTCTTTAGAAGAAGTCGATAATATTAATGGTACTGAATCTATTAATGATATATTAGGTATTATAGAAAGGCCATTCTTTGAAATAACAAGTGAACTTCATAATACAAGTAATAATGTAGAATCAATAGGCAGCGATATATATGAGTATATTGAAAAACTAAAAGATAATGATGGGGCCCCTATTGGAATACCATCACCTTTTGCTGCTTATAATCAAGCTATAGGAGGCGGCCATAGAAGAAAGTGTGTAGATTTGATTGGGGCCAGAAGTAAGGTTGGTAAAAGTCTATATGCTAACGCTACAGCATTACATGTTGCTAAAAATTTGGGAATTCCTGTGTTATATTTAGATACGGAAATGGATAAGCAGGATCAACAAACACGTATTTTAGCAAACTTAGCAGAAATTACCATGGATGATTTAACTACTGGTAAATTTGCGGAAAGTGACGATGCACTCAATAGAATTGACAATGCTGCCAAAACATTAGAAAAAATACCCTACCATTATATTAATATTTCTGGACAAAGTTTTGATACTATATTATCTATAATGAGAAGGTGGATTCATCAACATGTGGGAGTAAATGATGAAGGGTCTACTAATGATTGTTTAATAATTTATGACTATTTGAAATTAATGAGTTCTGATTCTATTAGTGATAATTTACAAGAATATCAGGCTCTAGGATTTCAAATTACAGCATTGCATAATTTTTGCGTCAAATATGATGTACCCTGTTTAACATTCGTCCAATTAAATAGAGACGGAATCACTAAGAAAAGCACTGACGTAATATCGGGATCTGATAGGATTTTATGGTTATGCACATCTTTTTCTATTTTCAGCATAAAAAGTGATGAAGAACAGGCAGATGATAGGGCCAAGGGCATGAAAAAACCATTTAATAGAAAATTAGATCCTATTGTAGCAAGACATGGTGGATGTATGGATGAGGGTGATTATATTAATATTATGATGGATGGACAATATGGGCGATTGACTCAGGGCCCAACTAGGAATAATCTAGAATCATTTATAAGGGAAAAAGACAAGGGTTTTGTACATGATAAGCAACAACCAAATTTCTCTAATATCTAAAAAATTAATTGAAAATTTAAATATTATATTGGAACATTTTGAGATAGAATATAGCGAAACTAATACGAGGTTCTTTTTCTCATGCCCAGCACATAACGGAGATAATAATAATGCCTGCACAATATATAAAAATACAGGGGTATGGAATTGCCATACGGCATTGTGTCATGAAAAATACAAAAAAACTATAATAGGTTTTATTAGGGGCGTATTATGTTCTCGATTAGACAAAGATATAAGTTTTTTGGATTCTGTATCTTATGGGGCTAATCTTGTTGGATTAGATATAAAAAGTGACATAGATTTAGTAGATTTTAATAAGCAGCAGAAACTAGCCAACTATAATAAATTATATGATATTTTCATGAAAACAAATGATGGTGTCGGAGAGCCAATACATGATAATATATTAGAAGTGATAAAAATACCATCGGCATATTACATAAGAAGGGGTTATACAGAGGCTATTCTAAGAAAATTTAATGTTGGTGATTGTTATGATAGATCTAACCCAATGTTTAATAGGGCCGTTGTCCCTATATATGATGTTAATAAAAATTATGTTGGATGTTCTGCTAGGGCCACCACAGAAGGTTATAAGCCAAAATGGAAAAATACAGAAGGTATGCTAAAAACCAATTATATTTATGGTTTAGATCAAGCATATGATGAAATTAAAAGAACTGGTGTTATTTTCCTTGTAGAGGGGCCCGGAGATTTGTGGAGAATGCATGAAGCAAACTATAATAACACTGGGGCTTTATTCGGTGTCGCACTAACGGAGGCTCAACTAATTTTATTAGAAAGCCTTCCAATTTCTGATATTATATTAGCTACAGATTCTGATAAGGCGGGTAATGAAGCGGCCGAAAAAATTAAAAAACAACTTCAAAGAAAATTTAATGTAAGAAGACTTTTGACAAACTATAAAGATATCGGCGAAAATCAATCTGATAAATTAAAGGAGATAATTGATAAAGTATGGTTAAAATTTTAGCTTTTGCTGGGGCGAAACAATCGGGCAAAAATACATGTAGTAATTTTCTGCATGGATTCCAATTAAAATCTTATAATGTTATAGATAATTTCTATATTCTTAATGATGGACAATTAATAACAGAAAATAAAATTGATGGAAATACCTCTCAAAAGGGCCTGCTTGATGTAAATAGAAAAGATGATGAATTTAGTGAATGGGCTTCGGAAGATATGTGGCCCCTAATTAAAAACTATTCATTTGCTGATGCATTAAAATCACTCTGTATACACTTATTTAATATCCCTTATAATTGTGTTTATGGCACTGATGAAGAAAAAAACACTATTATACCGTGGCTATTATGGGAAAATATGCCTGGAATATTGGCTTGTGAAAATCATAATTTAACAGATGAGCAATTAGCCTTATCGGGTTTGCAATATCATAAATCAGGTCCAATGACTGCCAGAGAATTTATGCAATTTTTTGGTACTGATATTATGAGGAAAATGTATGAAAATATTTGGTGTGATAAACTAATTAAGGACATTAAAAGCGAAGATCCTGGCATTGCCGTTATTTCAGATTGTAGATTTCGTAATGAATGCGAATATATCAAATCACATGGTGGCAAAATTATTCATTTGACTCGACGACCATTTCAAGACGGCCATAAGAGTGAAAATGATTTAGTTGGTTATAATGGATTTGATGGTGTTATAGATAATGAAAATATGAATATTGGTGATTCTTGCGATGAATTATTAAAAATTATTCAATCATGGGGGTGGATGGGATGCTAGTACCATTCTTTCGTTCTTCTAGCCTATCCCAAATTAAATACTGTGAGATGAGCTACTTTATTACTTATAATTTAGGATATCAACAGGAGACACAAAAAAAAGCTAATTTAGGCACTATAACCCATAAAGTATTTGAGATATTAGCATCATGTAAAAAGAAAACTCAGGATAAAGTTACTCCACGCATGTCGATTATGGATGATGAGTTGGGTAAAATAAGTTTCACAATTTCATCACTGTATACATACGACTTTGTATTAGATTTATTGAAAAGATCTTTTGATCACTATTCCAAAGCACACGTTGGAACAGAATATAGTGATGAAGATTATAAATTTTGCCTGAATATGGTTAATAATGGCATTTTACATGCTAATGGGTTATTTGATCCCAGAAATAGAAATATAGTTGCCACAGAGCCAAAATTCGATATAACAATAGAAGAAGATTGGGCTAAATTTAAGATAGACGGAGAGGAAAAATATTTATCGATTAAGGGATCTATCGATTTAGTAACTAAAATAAATGATGATACTATTGAAATGATAGATTGGAAAGCATTACCTGTGGAAACACCTATACCAACTAGGTATGGATGGACCACAATGGGTGATATTACTATTGGTGAAATAATCTTTGATAAAGATGGCAAGCAAACTAGGGTTATAGGTAAATCAACACCTAAGTATAATTATTGTTATAAATTTATATTTGATGATACAACCGAAGTTATATCTGATGAAGATCATATATGGCACATGAGTAATGGAATAAATAAAACCACAAAAGAAATAATTCCTGGTGATCAAATATCAGTAACAAAACCATTAGAAATTGAAGATACTGATCTACCTATAGACCCATATGTACTTGGATATTGGCTTGGAAATGGTAGAAATAGATGCGGTGCAATTACATCATCTGATGATTTTGTATTTGATGAGATTGAAAGACGCGGATATACTCTTGGTTGGGACACAGAGAAGGACAATGATAAAATTAAGACTAGAACAGTAATTGGGCTTACAACAAAACTCAGATCATTGAGTCTTTTGCACAACAAACATATTCCTATGATATATCTTCGAGCATCATTTAGGCAAAGACTAGATTTGCTTAGAGGTTTAATGGATTCTGATGGGAATGCTAATCCCGCTAGAAAGCAAGCTGTTTTTACATCAACCGAGAAGACTTTATCAAACGATGTCATGCAGCTTTTATTAGGGCTTGGCCAAAGAGTAAATCAGGGTGATATTACAAGATCAACTAATTTTTCAGAGAATGTACAGGTATATCCTCTACATTTTCGCCCACAACATAATATTAACCCATTCTTGCTTCCAAGAAAAGCAGATAAAATTAACCTAGAATGGGGGCCCGGAAAATCTAACGTTAGAAGGATAAAAAACATAGAAAAGCTTAATGTTATTAGAAAGGTGCAATGTATTATGGTTGATAGTCCATCTAATACATATTTATGCACACATAATATGATCCCAACACATAATACTGGTCAAAGAAAAAATTGGGCCACAGGGAAAATTAAAACATATGAAGATTTGCATGATGACATACAATTACTTCTTTATCATTATGCTATTAGAAAATTATATCCAGAATATAAGCAAATTATACCTAGTATTTTCTTTCTAAGGGACGGTGGCCCATTTAGTTTATGCTTTGATGAAAGGGATGATGAGAAATTTATTAAGAAACTAAGAGAAAATTTTGAATATATAACCAATAATAAGATGCCGAAACCAATTAATAATTGGAGGAATGATTTTAGGTGTCAAAAACTATGTACATTCTATAAAAATAAGTGGGATGGCACTAATACAAGGATGTGTAATTATGTTGAAAATCATATTAAAACATATGGTATAGATGTTACACAAAAGCAATTAAAGAAAGAAGATTTTACATTGGGATATTATGCAGCACCAGGGCAAGTGAGTAAATAAATGAAAGAATTAACATTAGAAGAAAAATCAGTAAATTATGATACGTTTCGCCACATTGAAAGGGTTAGAAATTTAATAAATACATGTATTAGGAATCTGTTAACCAGGGCCGAAAAACATGACCAATCTAAACTTGAAGATCCAGAAGTTTCTTATTTTTTAAAATATACAGCACTCTTAAAGACATGTACATATAATAGTGATCAATATAAATCTTATTTACAAGAGATGAAACCAGCATTAGATCATCATTATGCTAATAATTCTCATCATCCAGAGCACTATAAGGATGGAATTAATGATATGAATTTATTAGATTTAATGGAGATGTTATGTGATTGGAAAGCTGCCAGCGAGAGACATAATGACGGAAATATTCGTAAATCAATAGAAGTCAATGTACAACGATTTGGAATATCGCCACAATTAACACGCATTTTAGAAAATACAGTAGATTTATTATCATGATTATAGCAGGTACGGGCCATAGACCAAAATATTGCCCATGTAAATACAATGAATCCCATCCATGGCTGGCGGAATTAAAAAATAAACTACGTCTAGCTTTGGATGAAGTACGCCCAGTCGCTATAATTAGTGGCATGGCGATTGGTTGGGACACTTGGTTGGCGGAAGTCTCCCTTAGTTCAAATATCCCACTTCATTGTTACGTGCCATTCAAGGGCCAGGGCAAAACTTGGCCCAGTGCCTCATATAAAAAATATTTAGATATTTTAGATAGGGCGGCACTAGTTAAGCACACATCTGAAAATTATACACCAGATTGTTTTTTTGTGCGTGATAAAGCAATGATTGACGATTGTTCTATTGTTTTTTCACTTCTTGACCCATCTATCAATAGTGGTGGGACATATTATACAGTTCAATACGCTAAAGAAAAGAATAAACCTATTACAAATTTTTGGTTCTAATATATGAGTAAATTAAATCGTGGTTTGCCAATCATAATATATGATTTCGAAACAACAGGTAAAAATCCTTACACATGTCAGGTAACACAAATTGCAGCTATTGTTATAGATGGTATGTCATTAACTCCTAAAGATGGGGGCATATTTAATACAGAGGTATGTCCCATTTTTGACGATGACAAGGCTATTGCTGCGGGGTATGGGCCCGTAGAACAAGAGGCCCTAAATATTACTAGAAAAACTAGAGAGGGCCTAGAAGGGGCACCTGATATTAAGATTGCCTGGAAAAACTTTCGAGATTTTTGTAAAAGATTTTCAAGGGGCTCAGATTCATACAATGCACCCATTTCTGCTGGATATAATATTAATGGATATGATGCAATTATTGTAAAAAGACTATGTGATAAATATGGGCCCGTAGATAAAAATGGACGCCCATCCATATTCAATGCACTATTTAAATATGATGTAATGGATATGGTATATTCATGGCTTGAATTTTCAGATTCTTCTGAATTATCTGGAATTAGTTTAGTTAAAGTATGTGAGTTTTTAGGAATACCTAGTGAACATACCGATTTAGCACATGATGCATTAGTTGATGTTAAAAATACCGCTAATATACTTATTAGATTTTTAAAATATCAACGAGAATTATCACGTAATACAAAGTTTAAGAATAGTTTTGAGAATGGGGTATTTTATGTTTAATTTAAATATTGAAGATTGTAAATCACAGATTGGTCAAGACGTATGGATAACTAAAAAATTAAATGAAATGGATTTTAATCCAAATGATTTTTACTTTGTTGATATTGGTGCTTATGATGGTTTGCACCTATCCAACACGTATGCATTTGAAAAAAATCTAGGGGCAAAGGGAGTGTGCGTAGAATGTAATCCACTTATGATCCAAGGGTTTAAATATAATAGACCAAATTCTGATTTATGCACTAAGGCCATTTATACAGAAAGCGGACATAAATTAAAGTTTTCACTAAATGATTGCAATTCGTGCATTGATAATAATGGAGATTATGAAGTAGAGACCATAAGTATTAATGATTTATTAACAACATATAACGCCCCTCGAAATATAACATATATTAATTTAGATATTGAGGGATTAGAACCAGAAATTCTTGCCACTTTTGATTTTAGTAAATGGAATGTTTTAACATGGACAATTGAACATAATCATGTAGAAGCAAATAAGAATAAAATATTAGATATTCTACTCAAGCATAATTATATGGTTAAATTACATGAATGGGATATCTTTGCCTACAAAGATTTCTTAGAGCCCATTTATTATGTTGATGGTGTCCGCGTAAAATAATAAGGAAAAAAATAATGAAAGAAATTAAGTGGGCCCCAAACCATATGCACTCTAGTTATAGTTTGTTAGATGGTTTTGCTAAACCAGCAGACATTGCTAAAAGATGTAAAGAATATGGATATAAATCGGCGGCTATAACAGACCATGGAAATATAGCTGGGTGTGTTCAACATTTTACAGCCTGTAAAAAAGAGGGCATTAAACCAATATTGGGTTGTGAATTCTATTTTAGTAAGGACGCGGGCCTTAGAGATTCTACCAATAAAGAGTTGAGCCACGTTGTAATATTATCTAAAAATTTGAATGGATGGAATGAATTGATAGGGTGTGTTTCTGAAAGTAACTTGCCGGAAAATTTTTACTTTAAGCCGCGTATTGATTATACTATCATGAAAAAATTTCTTGGTAACAATAATCACATATGTATTACGGGACACCCAGGAACAGAACTATCAAATGCCTTATTTGAAGATATGAAATTCTATAGATCAAAATCTGTAGAAGATGCTAGAAAATTTATAAAGCCAAACTGGAAAGAATGTGCCTTAGAAGTGATAGAAAAACACCTAGAAATATTTGGTGATAATCTCTATATTGAAATTCAGCTTATTGATAAAGATAATTTACCAGCTAGTCTTGTAATAGCCGAATGTTTAAGAGAGATTGTTGCCGAGTCTAATGGTAAATTAAAGCCAATAGCTACTGCTGATAGTCACTATGTAGATAGAAAAGATGCTGAATCACAAAGGATTTTGTTAGCATCGGCCCTGAATAAAACAATTCCTGGTATAATGAATGATTTAAGAAATAATATTGATGTTCCTCTAGGAACATTCTTTATTTCAGATAATTATCATATACCTACGCTGGGTGAAATGATAGAAAATCACACCGTGGAAGAATTATTAAATGCATATTTAGCTGCTGAATCTTGCGAAGAGTATGATATTACGAACGCACCGCTTCTACCAAAATTTAATGTTGATGATGAATTTACATATCTTTCTGAATTATGTAATAAGGGATGGAAAAATAAGATTGAGCATTTATTGACGGATGAAAATCGCCACATATATAAGGAAAGACTAGATAGGGAATTAGGAGTCATTCAAGAGGCGGGACTTTCTGGTTATTTCCTTATTGTTCAAGACATTATGGAATTTGTTAGGTCTAAAAATTGGATTCCTACAACACCGGGCAGAGGATGTTTTTTACCAGATACTAATGTAAAAATGTCAAATGGATCATATTGTCCAATATCAATGATTGAGTCAGGAGATAAAGTAATAGATTGTTACAAAAATGAACAAGAAGTATATGCAACATTAGAATATGACATTGATGAGGATATTATAGAAATTGAATTTATTAATAATAAAATAGTGAGATGTACAAAAGATCATAAATTTTTAACAAAAAATCGTGGATGGGTACAAGCTCAATATCTTAATGATGAAGATGATATTGTTGAGGTTTAAAAATAAAGAACCTCGACATGGAAATTTGTGAGTATAAATATATGTATATATATGCTTCACAAACTTTCGAAATGGATAAATAATGGGCTCAATATCGTTAAATGATTTTAGATTATTAAATTATAATTCAAATGGTATATCAAATTTTAAACTAATAAATGGAATATGTACTAAATGTAATTCTGATTTTTCGTATTCTACAATATATAAATTTATTAGAAATAGAATAAATAAAATAAATAAAAAACACTTATGGGATACGTGTCAAAAATGTTGGCATTTAATTAATACTGTTGAAGATCAATACTGGATGGAAAACAATTCAAAAATCCAGTCAAAAATACAGTCTTCCGAGGAACAAAAAAGAAAAAATTCTATAGGTGTTTCTAAATCGTGGACACATGATA